CATGGTTTCTTGGCACAATTCATTTCATGTTTTTCCATCCAAGTTCTTGGACGTGCGTGACCTAACGGTGCAGTTAGTCCACAGTATTGGCATTCATAAACGCCATTGTCATTTCTTTTTGCCATAGTGATAAGTTGAGTTAGGTTTAGTTTTCTTAGGTAGTTTACCGCCCCTTACTTTGGTTGCGGATGTTTCACCTTCACCAGAGGGGTTCTTACCTTTCTTTACTTCTTTGCCGAGGTTGTATGACTTGCCAGGTTTCTTAGATTCAGTGTCATGTAATCTAGCGGGTTTCCCTGCCTTCTTAGTAATCACTGATTCCTGTCCATGCTTACGTCCTAAACGACGTGTAAGTTTTCCAAACCTACGCTTAGACATTCCCTTGCCAGGACTTGTTTGGTAGGATACTTCCCTACCAGTAGATCCATCATCATACTTGTAACTACCGACTGATTTTTTAAAACCAATCCCTTTCTTTTTCAGATCCTTTTCGAGACTCTTACGACTCGCTCGGTTCTTTTTTTCGTCTGTACCTCTGTCTGCTGCGATACTACCAGTAGTCTGGTTCTTTGCTTTTGACATCATACGAGCACGATCATTTCCTTCTTTAAGGAAATCAGAGAATGACATTACATCCTCTTTCTGCATCTTCTTCTTTTGCCATGAGTCAAGTGCTTGGTCAGGACGTTTGCCCTTTGCCATTTCACTCTTCTTATGTGCTTGGAACTTAGCAGCAGAATCTGCTCTTGCTTTGCTATCAGCAGCATTTTTTGCTGCTAACTTTGCGTTCTTCGCTTTGACCTTATCCTGCATTGCTTGCAACTTAGGATTAAGTGCCTCACCCATTATAGCATCCTTTCCGTATTTTTGTCTAATGCTTGCTTTTACCTTGTCTAATGCATTGCCAGGACGCTTCCATGTGTTGCCCTGACCAGGTGTAGCAACGCTTTTCTTTGCTAATGGTTTGATTTTACCATCGTCTCTTAGACGATCATATCCTTCTTCTTTTACAACCTTCTTATATTTTGATAGGGTTTTCACACCACGCTTCTCTTTGTGTGCTTTGTGTCTCTTATCCATTGCCACAAGTCTCTCAGCAGGATCAGCAGCATTACCACCCTCACCTGTGTGTCTTACGTTTCTAATAGATGCCTTACCATAGTTAGAACGACCACGCTCCTGACTTAATCTCTGGTTGTCACTATCCTTTTGTCTTTCATCTAATACTTCTACTTCTTCCTTTGTTATCTTATCAGTTGCTTTTAATATACCAGAATGTCTTTTTGTTACCTTATCTTTGTCACCTTTTACAGCACCTATTGCCATGTCTGTGGATGCTTTCTTAACGTAAGAACCCATTGTCTTCTTACTTAACTCATCTAACTGATCTAATGCTTTACTTGACCAATATACTTCTGTCTCTTCTTTCTTTAACTTTGATTTCTTTTTTGTTTCTGGTGGTTTAACTTTCTTTACAAATGCTGCAAACTGCATCTTAGGTTTACCATCACCTTTGTAGAGACCATATGATGTACCTTCGTGTGTAAATTTCATACCCTTAGTTGCTTTGTCTTTAAGTGCTTCACGTTTTTTAGGATCCATGTTCTTTTCGTAATCTGCTAGTTTAGCAGCAAACTTTTTGTTATCCATTTTCTTGATAACTTTTCTGTCTGCCTTGTTAGGTCCTGTATATGAGGTGCTCCCAGTAACAGCACCACCGCCTGCTGCTGTACCTATTGCTGCCTCTTCGACACCTTGCATTTTACCTCTCCTGTTAGTTTGAGCGACACCTTGTGGTAGACCTGTATTACCTGTGCCGATTTTGTCGTTCTTCTTACGAAGTCTTTTTAATTTAGCAAAGGTGTTCATGAACTCTGCTGATGATCTAAAATCAGAATTACCTACATGCTCTACTGATTCTTTTTTCACTTTCTTTTCTGGTAATCCTTTATGTTTAGTTGATGCAAACTTCTTTGCATCTTTCATTTTTATGCTGGAAGCAACTCTGGCAACCTCAGATGAGGGAGCTTGCGTCGAATCCCCTTTTTGAAACGCTCTAACCATCCCGAAGAACCTTTGTTGTTTCTTTGAGACTGCGGGCATTTATCCTCCGACAATTTGAACTTGCTCAACAATAACTGCGTTAGAACCAGCGACAAGTTTTGCAACTCGTTGTATGACTGGCACAGTTCCTGCTGTTGCATCTGCTGCACTAAGAGTGTATGCAGATCCTGCTCCTGATGCGTCATAGTCTGTTGTAATAGTAGAACCAGTGACTGCGGTAACTTTCTTCCCAGATGCTGCTGCGGATTCAAAATCAGATGTAAATCCATCTGTGTCTCCACCATCAACGGTCTGGATAAAATCACCAACACTGAATGTATGGCGACCACCACCTGAGAAACCTTCTGCTGTTACTACCATAGTAGCAGCGTTGGTTGCAGCAGCGATCTTTGCGGTTTTAACTTTACCACAGGAAACTAGCAATGCTTCTCCTGCTGCCAAAGTTATAGCGGGACCACCGTCTATCGCTAACGTTGACGCGGATGCTGCATAGCATCTAAGCACACCACTTTTTACCACGATATAGCTTGTGCCACTTCCTGATACTGTTTGGGTGTCAATTACATTTAATACTGACATTGGGTAAAAATTCTCCTACTATGTTATTTATCCTTTTCTTGCTTTAAGAATTTTGCAAGATCAGCAGTGCTACCAACGAACATGGTATTGTTAGTGACTTCTGTTTGTTTTCCTTTGCCTGGATTTTCTATTTCATTGACCTTCTTTTGTAGATCAACTAACTTGTCTGCCACGTCACCAACATGCTTTATGAGTTGTCCTGCAACTTCATATGCTCTTGGTTGATCAGACTCCTGTGCAAGTTCTAAAATACCATCTACTGCTTCTTGTCCTTTATCAATTAGTGTGTACAAGTTGCCTCTGGTATATTCATAATCTTTTTTAAGTTGTTGTTTATCTGATATATCTGCACTAGGTTCCACCTTCTTAATAGAAGTGTCTGTCTGCATAATTTCAGTCTTGACATCGAGGGCATCCTCGATACCAGCAAACTTACTCGTCTGCTCCTGTGGTTGGGTTTCTTGATTTTCCATCAGTAAACTCACTATAAAGTTCGTTGAATCCAAAGTCATCATCAGAGTCTAACAATGCATGATCTGCACTTGTTATGATGAATACATTTGAACTCGCTACATGTGCTGCTATGGTTGAATTATTAAACGCACGAGCAACATATAGTTTGTTGTCAACAATTTTTGTGACACGCATTACCTCACTATCTATCTGAATGTCATCTTTCAATGATATTCCAGATGCGTCTGTTACATTTATAATGCCATCATTATCATCTATATCTGCTGATACAGTTGTGACTGCATTGTTATCTCTTTCAACAAGAGATCTAGGTGTAGCAACATAACGTACCTCTCTTGGTGCAGTTCTAACTGCCTCAGTAGAGTAGTCGATAATAGTTTTCTTAATAAGTTCACCAGACTTATCAACTACTGGACCGTACATGTATGTCTTAGCAATGAATTGCAATGTATATATTAACGTTCTTCTGGTATCGTAGTCTCCTTCGTACTCGTCTCCGTAATCAATACTTGTTAGTGTTACAGGATAATCTTTTGTCTCTCCTAATTCTGGTACAAGATTCATTGTAATATTGAAACTTGGTTGGAAGAATGGAAGTATCTGTTCTAGTATTTGTAGAGCATCATCTTGGTTCTTACTTAATATTGCTAACTCAAAATTAATATTGTAAGGAACAGGCATGAATCCTTTGTTCTCTTTGGTGCCTGATGTATGTCTGATATATTGTGTTGGTGATACCTTTCTAGTAGGATCATAATTAATACCTTGTATCTCAAATGATATTCTAGGTAATGTAATCTGTACCTGATCCTGTGTTGTTAAGTCACCTAACTGACGTAAACGTGCTAAGAACTTTGCCTTTGGTCCATAAGCAAGGGGCACTTTCATGACCTCTGTCTTAGAACCAGATGTACGTCTGATTTCTATGTTATTAAATAACGTACCGAATCCTACAACGGTCTTTTTTATTATACCGTTGTAATTATATGAACCAAGCATTAGATAGAACCTCCACTATTTCCAAATTCACCGAATGGATTGCCTTGTGTAAAGTCTAGTATACCATCGGCAGTCGTCTCAATAGACGCATTAATATCAAATTCGGAGTTAGTATTATTTATTGTATTATATGATGCAGTTGTGAACGATGCACTAGATGTGCCACCAGTGATCGTTTCTGGGACCGTGAAGGTGCCTGATCTATTAATCACTATCAAAGTATTGGTTGAACTATCAAATGACTTAACCTCAGCAGTAACATTAGATGTACCACCAGTTACAGTTTCACCAGCAGTGAACGCACCAGATCCACCAGCAACTAGACCAACTGTGATAGCATTGGCAAAGTTCTGTTCTAATGCATCTACTGCTGCCACACCAGTATCGATATCCTCGTCGCTGTACTCGAACAACTCACAGCGTAAACCCCAAACATAGTTCTTACCAAACTGGTAGAAAGGTTGTTCGTGCTCTACAAACTGTATCTCAAAAGTTTTATTTGCCATAGGCAAATGTATTAGGTCACCTTCGTTAGGTCTACCCTCTACAATTAAAGTTGCATTATCGTCTACTGCTGCTGTAAATCTTGACCTTGATATAACAAAGGTGATTTGGTCTTGTATTCTGACTCCAAACTTAGAGAAAATATCACCGTCGCCCCTAAAACCACCAGCATCTTCAATGTACGCTTCAATTAAGTGTGCTCCTTCAAACTTAGAGAGGGTATCCTCCCCGAAGACGCTATCTTCTTTAACAAGAGTTCTCGGGATATAGTAGACATCTTTGCCGAACATTTTAATCTGCTCTGTGACAAGAGACTCTTGTAAATCTTGCTCTCCTGTTGTACCGTTGGTAAAGTAACTGTTAGTTGCCATATCATCCTATCATGTCTAATGGAGGAGTTTCCCATGTGGTGCGAAGTTGCTCATCAAGGATCTTTAATTCCTCAAC